TTTGTAATTCATTACGGCAACCTATCATCTATTTACCCACTCCTCAAGTGTTAGGCCTTGCTTAGCAGCTTTGCGCTTAAGTGAGTTTCTCTCTCGGTGACTCATGCCACCCCACACACCATGTTGTTCATCCATTTTTTCTGCGTAAAGTAAACACTCTTTACGTACAGGGCATTCTGGTAACCCATCTTTTCCATAGCAAACTGATTTAGAAATATCAGCTATGGTTTTATATTTAGCTTTGTCTCTTGGTGGAAACCAAAGTTCTGTGTCCATGCCCCGACATTTAGCGTCATAGCGCCAGCCTTCGTCATGGTAGACATCGTCGTACAATTTATCAGCTCCTGAAAGTCGAGGGGTAAAGCCTCCTCTCCCAGAGGATATAAGTCTAACACACTGACTACATTTGCTCCAAGCGCTGTCGTAATTCTAAATAGTCGTTTTCAGTAAGAACTATGTAGTTTTCATTATTTAAACTTATGCCGAGAATGGGCATACGGCTTTCTAAAATAGCTTCTTTTACTATCTTTTCAAGAATATTTGATTTAAGGGTGAAAGATTTCTTACCAGTCCACTTGTGCTCTAGTAAAACATCAGGCATCCGTACATCACCTTTACGGCTCCAAAAAGCGCCACTGGCAACCACACGTTGACCACCTAATTCTTTAGCTAAGCGGTCTTCGTGTTTTTTAGACTGCTTCTGGCCCTCACTCCTCATTTACAAACTTTGAGTTAGCTTTAATAGAGTCTAATACATCTTTTTCAAGTACCTCTTTAAGATCAACCTCTTCACGGATTGACGCAAGCATTGCATCTTGCCCCTGCCATTGACGAGTCTCCCCATTAAAGTCATAGCGGTAGTACGCACCTGCTCGGACAATAACCTTGTTAAGAATACCCATAGCTACAATCTCTTTAGCAAAGTCAAAATCACCTGCAGGGACGTCGGCACCCTCTGAGAAGTAAAAATCCACGGTAGCAACTTGTGCTGGGGCAGCTGATTTGTTCTTAATAACACGAGCTTTAATGGACTGCCCTACACGTCTTTTATCTTGACCTGTACCTGATTCAATCCATTCATCGCGACGCACCTCCATGCGGGTAAAGAAAGCATAGTCTTTACCTAAACCACCTGGTGTAGTACGCGGGTCTCCATACATAACGCCAATCTTTGAGCGCCACTGATTGATAATAATGCCTATAAACGGTCTTTCTGGTTCTATAAGAGACCTCTTAGACGCCTTACCTACCTTACGAAAGAACTTGTTAGTAAGAAGAGCTGAGCGACCTACGGTTGACTCATCCATTTCTTTCTCATCTTCTGCGCTAGGTACGAGGGCAGGAAGACTATCAACAACGATACAGTCCACCACTTTACTTTCAGCGAATTTAATGACAGCTTCATAAGCTTCCTCCATGATATTTGTAGAAATTACATAAACGCGTGATGCATCAACACCACAAAGCTCAGCGTAACCAGTTACCCATTCTTCCGCTGCAACCCATACTGTTGTAAATTCTGGATCACGTCTTTGATTAGCGGCAATAGTTTTTAAAGCAAGAGCTGTTTTTCCATTGCTAGCCTCACCAATTAGTTCGTGCCACTGATTAGGAGGCCATCCCCCACCAAGAGCCATATCAATAGATAAAGACCCGGTAGTAAACCGTGCTGGATTGGCAATGATATCTGAACCCAATACTACAGTTGAGTCACCCATCTTTTTATTAAGCCCATTAATTACTTTTACTAATTCTGCTGATATCTTCATTAAATATGTCCAATGATTGTTGTTGGGTTAAAACCACCTGATTGTACTTGTCTAGCTGGCTGTGCTGGCCCAGAAGCTTGACCACCTTGACCAATAATACCTTTACCCATACCACTACCTGATTGTTGAATAGGGTAACCGCAGTCGTAACATCTTTTACGAGACTCTGGAGTAGACCCCCCGTAGTTACCGCTACCGCATTCAGGGCATCGGTCAGCTGAAGGTGTGCGCTGTTGTGTAGGAGGATATTGAGGTTGTTGAGACTGTACATAAGTTCCAGATTGAGGTTGAGCCATAGGAACTTCAGGCATAACAGGCCTTGGTGCTGGGACATTCATCTTTTTTGCCCACCAATCGGAATTACTCATAAAACATGTCTCCTATATCTTTATTTTCAGCGGCTACAGCGGATAAGTTAATTATACCTAATGATGATGCAATTGAAAACGCACCAATGATTGAAGAAAGCGCTATAGAGTAATAAAGTTTAGTTAGTAGCTCTGCATCTTTTTCACCATCTAATGAGTCACCGTGCTCTTCAGCATTTTTAAATGCAATTGTAGAAAGAACATTAGCTGATATCTCAGCCATAGTTTCAATATAAGGTGTGATAGTGAACAACGAGTTTAATCGCGCATTGCTATCTTCTATCTCTTTATGTATACCCTCTTCACTGATAGGGCTAAGGCCAATCAAATCATCAATTTGATCTTCTCCATAACCAACGTCATGTAAAAACCATCTGACCATGGTACTTAAAGGAATATCATGTGTTTCTACTTCGTACTCAGGCTTTTTGTTTTTGCGAAACCAACTCACTTATGACCCTCTCCCCAACGTTGAACTACATTAATGTCAGAAATAAGGGGTATAGGTAAAAGATTAATACCCTCCATTGCATCACGAATAGCTTCTTTAGCTTGGTCAACAAAACTATCTGGAGCAATTGTTACAAGCTCGTCGTGTACTGTAAGAATCAATTTTGCTTCCTTTGGCAAGCGCTCATAGGCCCTAATCATAGCAAGTTTAATGATATCTGCCGCACTCCCTTGAATTCTAGTGTTGAACGCCTGACGCTCAGAGCTAGACCTAAACTTCATTACTCTAGAGTTAATATCAGGAAGATAACGTCGTCGACCCATAATAGTGGTCACGTAGCCCTTCTTGCGGGCAACCCCTACAACTGTCTGTTTGTATTTAGAAACAGATGGGAACTTCTCAGCAAAAGCGTTCAACAGGGCTTTAGCCTCTTGAACCGTACACCCAATTTGACTTGAAATCTTATCTGGCCCGACACCGTACGCCATAGCAAGTACTAAAACCTTACCTGCTTTGCGATCAACCCCTACAGTATTACCTACGGTAGTGTAGAGATCACCGCCAGTAAGGTAGTTATCCATCATAATGGGGTCTTTAGACATTGCAGCAATAACTCGTGGTTCAATCTGTGAGTAGTCAGCAACAATCAATTTATAACCCTCGGGGGCAATAAATAAGTTACGAATAGCTTTACCATTTTCGCTAGCCTCTGGGTTGGGGATGTTTTGTAAATTAGGATTACGGCTAGAAAAACGCCCTGTCTCGGCACCCCACTGAATAAAATCTGCATACAGCTTTCCGTTTACCAACATGCTTTCTCGAGTTTCAATCTTAGATTTACCATTAACAGTCTTAACAACCTCACCGCCAAGATAAGGAATAACGTAAGTACTTTGTAGTTTATTAAGATCAGCATAGGTAACTAAAGCATCTACAAACTCGTCTTTTGAACGAAGCTCTTCTAGTGCTGCGGCATTAACAGAATAATCTTTATGTGTAAGCCCCTCTGCCCCTAAAGCAATAGCGTTCTTCTGACCTGTTCCAGTTAATTGGCTTACCTTTAGACCTCTGCAGCCTTCTTCTTTTGGGCCGTAAAGCAAATACTGTTTTTCGCTATTAGAATTCATGTTAAATACTTGACCAACAACACTGTAAGCATGAGCTTTTGCTTCTTCAATTTCAGACTCTAGCTGTATGTTTAGAGCCTTCAAAGATTCAATATCAATATGAGTACCCTCTAACTTCATGTAGCAGAGCACTTCAAGCACATCCATCTCAAGTTTCATGACGCGTACGACATCTGATTCTTCTAATTTATTTATAAGAACCTTCCATAATAAAAAAGTGTACTTTGCGTCAAGATACGCATATTTAGCTACCTCATCAAAAGAATAGTCTTCAACTTTATGTCCAATTCCTTTTTGCATGCTAAACCCAAGCTCACGCTGCAAACAGTCATCTAGACCAAGCTTTCCGCGGTTTTTGTTATCGTATAAAAAAGAAGCCATAAGTGTGTCAAAGTAAGGTTTAGATGGTGGTGTGTTGTTGTAGTACTTAGCAACGGAACTAAGGTCAAACCCTAAATTGTGACCAATTTTAAGAATATTTGGGTGAAACATTAATGGCTTAAGAGCTTCAAACACTTCTGCAGGAAATAATTGCTCTGGGCCTGAGGTAAATACTTTTGTGGCTTTTTTGTCATCAGATGAATAATCAGTATCTCTAATAGGCATACCTGCCTCTAAACGTTTTTGTCCAACTCCGGTTAATGGTCGGATTAACTCTACAAAATCACCATTTGGATGACCCATAGGGATAACATCCCCGCGCCCATGTGTAGCAAGCGATATCCAAAGAACCTCATTAACTGCCGGAATCCCTCTATGAGTACCTACAGTTTCTACGTCAAAAGCAAAAGAGTCTTGCTCTAAATAATAAGCAACCATTTCAGCAAGTTGCTCTTTGTTTGTAATAATATTCAAGTTGTATCCCCAAAATAAGGCTGGAGAGCCAGGAACAGGGGGATGTAGTGCCTGACCCTCCAGCGGTCTATTTGCTAGAGTAGTGAAGCTGCTACAGCTTCAAGCTCTTCCCAAGTTGGTTCCTTAAGATCGGAACTTACAAATGGCTGAATGTCAGCAAGTGACTTTTCAATAACCTCAATATCTGTCATGCCCCAGTCCTCTACGAGGTCGCGAGACTTAACTGCATTTAGGTGATACATAGTTGTCTGCATCTTTCCTGAACGCGAGATAGCCCAGTAATTCTTAGTTAATGGGCCTTGAGGTGAAAACTCTGCTGCATGAAGCGCATCATACAAACGAGGGGATGCAATAAGTCGTTCACGACGTGGCCCGCCAACAGCACTCAAGTTGATAATGCTGAATGCGCGCTTTAACTCTGGCTTGCTGCCAAGCTTTACACACAATGGGTCGTTAGCACCCAGTGAAATGTACGCACGTTGTCCGCTTGTCTTTTGTGACAAGAAGTGCTGACGGTACACGGCAAATGGGCCGCTTGGGTCAATGAACTTAATAATTTGGGGAGTATCGCCAAACTTAAAATCAGTTGGGTAAATACCTGTAGTTACTTTATTAGCGGCTTCCCAACCAGATGCGACTGCAGAATTTGCAGCCTGTGGTGGGCGAGCTGTGATTGGTGTATCTGTCATAGCAAATTCATCTTGCTCTGGCATGTATTCATCTGTTCTATTTACAGACATGTGTATCATCCTTTATATGTTGTTGTTTTTATTTAGTTTCATCTGCACGGATTTGCGTCCATGCCTCGGCAATGTCAAAGCTGACCTGCCGGTGTAAAGACCACTCTATACGTTTTACTTCAAGAAGTCCAGCCGTACGTAGTATCTCCACAACTCTTTCGACCATGGCACGTGAATATAACCTACGCCCTTGGTGGTCTTTACCATTTATGTTTTTTGTAGAAGGAAGTCTATAAGGTGCAGCAGGTAGGTAGCCTTCTTTAATCCATGCGCGTATGGTTATTATAGGCCTACCTAATGCCGCTGCTAACGCGCCAATAGTAAACATTTCAATTTCTCTGCCGTTGGGTAGTGTTTTCTTTATAGGTTTCGCATCCCAATTAAAATCAAGTTCTATCTCAGGCTTCTTAGCCTCTATAGGCTTACGTTTACGTTTACTACCTGGGTAATATTGATCAACGTCGCTAAAGATTGAATTTATTAAATCATCTGTCATTTAGTATCTACCAAAAAAGCGTAAGTAACTTTGGCTGGAAACATAGCGTCAATATCATTTTCTGTAAGAAGACCTTCGTAAAAAGCTGCCATGATTGCTGATTCGTCTAATACTGAAATTGTTTTAAGGCACTTATCTTTAATACCTTTAGATGTAAGTAGGTCTTCGGCAACACTCATATCTAAGTTTTTAGATACACGGCGTTGTTTTGTAAGAGTTATTTGGCCTTTAATGTCATCTTGAAAAGTAAGCTTTTTGTGGCCTTTATCGTCAAACTCTTCTTTTTCAACAGCCTCAAGCAACTGTTCTTTAAGTTGAGTAGTGCGATTAGTAAGTAAAACAGCCTCATCTTTAAGGCTTAAATATTGACGTGCTATAGATTTGATATCCATATATTCTCCCCTGTTATAGAGCAGAATCTAATACCGCTCTATTCTTTTGTCAAATACTCTTCTAGGGCTGCGATTACAACGCTGGTGATGCTGACGCCTTCAAGGGCAGCTTTGCTTTGGGCAGCTTTCCAAAGGGTATCAGAAACGCGAATTGTGCGCGTTGGCGTTTTAGGTGCATTAGGCATACTCTAATTTTAGAGGATAGCGCTGTTCAAAAACTGCTTAAGACTGCCTACATTCATAGTAATTCCACCATCCTCATCTATGCCTTCCCCATCAATGACGGCGCTTGCTACAGCGGACTTATGTTGAAGTGTGTCCCATTGGCGCTCTTCTATACTACCCTTTACGATAATGTCTTGAATTACAATGGTTTTCCAAGTCGATGATGCTCGTTTAATTCGCCCATTTCTTTGTACAGCTGCTCCGCTACTCCAGGGCAGGTCGTAGTTAACCAATAAGTTAGCAGCCGGAAGGTCAACCCCATAGCCGCCAGCATCAGAACTAATGAGTACGCGAACAGCGGGATCAGTGTTGAAAGCAATCTTGTTATCCTCCTTAGTTTTAGCATCTAGTTTACCTGAGTACAAACGGCATTGGTCTGGCCCAAGAGCAGCGCTTATTTTATCTAGCATGTCTACATAAGTCGCAAAAATAACTACTTTGTTCTCATCGTTCTGCCCTAGGAAGTCGTTTACATATTGAATTAAATAATCCAATTTGGGGGAAGTAGTCAACCCCTCTAACAACCCAAGCTCAACCAACTCATGCGCGTATCCTGAGCCCTCACCATTAAGTTTTTTAAACTTGTCTGCGCTATTGGTAAGCAAGTCTGGGTGTGAGCAAAGCATCTTTAACGCCCCAATTTTAGACATTATCTTTCCACGCATCTCGTCCTCAGGACCGCCTCTAGAGCCCTCTTCACCGTAATGAGTAAGTATGTTAAAGGTAGAGCCGAAAAGAGCCTGTGCTTCGTCTAAATCAGTTGTCAAGTCCATTGAAATACGGCTATACAACTTAAACGTTTTACGATCTAATGTAATGGAAATGGGGTCTTGATGAATTGTGTCTGGTAGAAATGGTGCTACGTCAGGGTCTTTCTGCGCTTTACGTACAGAAGCCTCTTTCATTGTTTCATGAAGAACTGACAAATTGCGATAATGCTGAACACCGCCCCAGTTGTTACGAACAATAAATGTAGAGTCAAATATGTCAAACCGTTTTAATACAGTTGGGTCTACAAACTGCATGATGCTATACAGCTCTTCCGGCTTACCGTTTTCAATAGGCGTACCAGTTAAAGCAAAACGGTAAGGGGTGTGGATTAGTCGTTTGACTGCTTTAGATCGTTTGGATTTGAAAGATTTAATGGCTGTTGCTTCGTCAAGCACAACAAATCCTCTTGGTAAGTCTTTGATGGAATTCCAGTCGTTAACAACTTGCTCATAGTTAAGTACGATGTAATCAACCCCTGAAGTCCGCCAGTCCATAGCTTCGGCGTATTGGTCTGCTCGTTTCTTCGGCGTTCCATCAATAACCAAAGCTTTTGAAGTTCCATCTGTAAATTTCTCAATCTGATTAGCCCA